ACGCCGTCCATTCGGGGTTTTTTCCGTCGTGCTTAGCTTGATATCGTAATGCAAAGTTAACTATCTCATGCCTAAAGTCTTTTGGATTAGCTATTTCTGCCGGCTTTTCGATCTTCTCCAGCTCTTTATTAATGGAGTCTCTATCAAACATTTGTCCAGTATCTGGATCACGATAGTCATTGTCTTGTACCCAATGATCAGCGAATACAATGTACCGATCGAATAACGATTGACCAAATTCTTGATAACTATCGAGATAAGCTGTTTGAATATCTTTACCTACTTTAGAAGCATAATATGGGGTGATGATCGCTTTAAGATAGTCTAAATATTTCTCTACTATGTTTTCGGGTAATCTACTAGCTAAAATTGTTTTCTCAATGACATAGATTAAATGGACTGGATCCGCTGCTATTTCTTCATGGTCGAAGTTAAACACTTCTGCTAGAATCTTATAGGCTAATCGAGTAGATACTCCAAAGAACCCCTCATTTGCCGTAGACATGTCTTTATACTCTTGATAAGATTTAGCTCTGGTATCCTTCTCTTTAACGTTTTCGCCATTATATACTCTCATCTTAGTTAATACATTAGAGTTTTCTGGTTCTTCTAATCTGGTTAGAACACTAAATTGAGCTAAAAGTTCTAACGTATATGGAGCTATTTGAGCATTTTCTAAGGTACTGCTACTAATAAGCTTCTTATAGATTTCCTGTTCTTCGTCTATATGGAGACAATACGGAACCTCCACTGAGTACACTCTATCTAAAAACGCCTCGTTATTCTTATTATTCTTAAAAGTATCCCATTCAGATTCATTACTGTGTGCCACTATGATTCCATCAAAAGGTATAGCCGGGATAGCTTCCGTACCTTTATAGTTACGCTCTTGAGTAGCTGTTAATAAAGGATGCAACATTTTAATAGGAGCTTTAAACATCTCTACAAACTCAAGCATTCCTTGATTAGATAAACATAAACCGCCACAATAACTATAAGCGTCAGGGTCGTTCTGAGCATAATATTCTAGTTTTCTTATATCGACTTTCCCTACCAATGCAGATATATCTTGATTGTTTTCATCTCCCGGTTCCGTTTTGGATACTGCTATCTGTTCTAATTGAGAAGGATATCGTTTAACTACTTGGAACTTAGTTAAATCTCCTTTGTATTCTTTAAGCCTTTTAGTAGCCCAAGGACTAGGGATAACTGTTTTGGTCTTAATCTTAAATTGACTAAGAATTTCCTCTCCGCAGATACCTAAAGGAGACTCGTTAATCGGACTTAAATGGCCTTTATCATCTGCTAAGATATAAATAGGTTCTTTTTCCATTAAACTCTTAAGTCGTTCCACTAAAGATGACTTAGCAGACCCTACGGGCCCTAGTAGATATAGAATCTGTCTAGACTCTTCTAAGTTCTGAGAAGCGTGTTGAAGAAACGATACTATTCTAGAGATAACGTCTTCCATTCCATAGAAATCTTTAAACACTTCATAAACTCGAATTGTCCTATTGCCAAAAATTCTACTTAATCTAGGAGTCTTAGAAGTATCTAATTTCTTAGGAGTCCCGATAGCTTTTAACATCCGTTGAGCCGGGCTAGCGTATAAATTTGAATCCTTCTCTGCTGCTTTTAAATATTCCTCTAATGTCGTTGTTTCTGATTTATATTCCGTTTTAACTAATTTCATGTGCTATCCTCCGATTAATTCTGGGTTTTCAAATATATTTCCTATGATCAAAAAGTCGCTGCCATATCTTTCAAAAGCGTCCATCAATTCTGTTCTATCAAAACAAAAAGTATTACAGTAGAACCCCGTTTGACACCAATATATCTCACTTCGTTCTGGACCAAAACTTATTATATCTCCTTCATAGATTTCTTTTCCGTTTTTATCCTTTAATCCGGTGAATTGTTGAATCTCGTCCGGATAATCCTCTATTAATAATTTAGATAAAGTCAAGTCTTCCGGTATATTTTTAAATCCTTTAGTATAATGATCTTTATGAGTCCCGCATTCCTTACATTCATTAACTAACTTGCACATCATGTACACTCTGAACTTTAATTCTCTCATTGAACTATTTTCCCATTAAAATGACGTCTCCAGGCATATCCCCTGCAAATAGAGACTATCGTTAAAATAACTGTCATTATAGCATTACTTCCTATGGACACTTCCCATGTAAACCCTGTCCAAATATATTCTTGTATCTGTTTTTCAAACTCTTGTGCTAATTGAGATATAATAAAAGCTATAAGCATTCCACTAAAAACGTTAAGACAAGATTCTATCAAACTATATTTTCTTGACTGCATACTCTCTGTCTCCAGGATATACTATGTTTCTCTTCTGCCTTATATAAAGTATAGATGCCGAAGCAATAAGATGGAGTAGTTCGTTTACATTTGATTCTTCATCTTTAAGTTCAGGATTCAAAAAAGTTCTAGCTGCGTGTCTAAGAACGCTAGACCCTCTATCCTTTAATGCACACTTATTTCCCTCTGGAGTTAGAAAGTTCGGTGTGTCCCCACTATCTGGATGCTTCTTAGCTCCAAAATCAAACACCTGCATAGTGTCTTCTATTACTTCTTCTAACATTTTAACTATTATAAATCTACATTGCTGTTCGGGAGGAACTTTTCCATACTCTAACGTTCGTACTTTTTTCATTAGTCATATTCCTCTGATTGGAGACTATCTATTATTTCTTTGATTTCTATCTTTAAGGTTTCTGCTTTTAATAATCTTTCTTTCAAACTTTCTTCTAGCGCATAATTTGGACATTGTCTAAATAGTTTTTGTTCATAATAATCTGTATATGCAACTCTAAATATTTTAGTCATGTCAGATAATAATATGTCAATATATTCTTTTGGTTTAGATAGTTTCATTTTAAAGCCTCTTCTAAATCGGCCATAACTTTATCGAATTTTTTATTGTTTATAACTTCTTGGATTAAATCCATATCTGAACCTTGTAGAATCGCTGCTAATTTATGGTAATACATAAATTTCTTATAAATATATCCAGGATCATTTTCTTTCTTATTGTGAAGTGCGTCATGAACTGCTAAATTAATCGCTTGTCCTGCTGCTACTTTTTTACTTTGATCTACAAATTTTTTTTCAATGGTCATATTTTACTCTCTCATAACAAAGGGTTAGTAATAAATTTATCTTTTGTTTAATCTTTGAGTTGACTCGAAATGTTTTACTCTCCTTATATCTTTGAGCTTCTGACTTAAGTATACCACAAATGGTTTCGCATTTCCATACTTTATATATCGCCATAGGCCAAATTAATTCCGGTGTATCTTGTGTTAGATTTGTACTCATTATAGCAAGATAGTTTTCATCTATTCCGGTACACTCCATTTGACTTTGGGTTTGGATTAAATACTTACTAGGAGGAACCGCCGCATACTTTATATAAGTATGGGGTCTAGCTGTCTTACACTCCAATAAAACTTTTCGTTTCATATGAGCATCTGGAGTAGCTCCTAAATATCCCGAAGTGTAAAACTCTTTACATCCCTTCTTAGACTCATATAATTCAAACGACGTACCCATTATGTCATTAAAGACGTTAACCACTACTGGCTCTAACATTTGTCCTACTTTGGTATATGAATTACCTTTAAAATCTGACTCTTTCTTAATTTTAGATGGGCTTGAATACGGGTCGGCTCCTACTAATGTAGCAGCATTACTCGCGGTCACATACTGTGACCTTAAATCGTGCCACTCTTCTTCTGTTTTGACTATGAATTTACTCATTTGAAATGCCTCTTTAGTCTCTCTTTGAGGCTTTTATCGTTCCACTTTAGATATAAATCCTGACCACTAAGTATATTGTCGCATTCTTTCTTAGTTAGAAATGGTTGGCATATCTGTTTCAATCTATAAGCAAATGTTTCACTATAAGAGTCTATATGTTTCATCATTTCATTCCCTTTTCCGTAGCTACCCCCGCTATAATCATGAAACATTAGAAACGCTCCTGGCTTAATGGTTAAGGAGTCGCCACATAGAGCCATAATAGCGCACATAGAATACGTAGGATATGGAACCTCTATATCGACTCTACAGGGCACGTTTATAATTCTGTCTATGAGGGTAAACCCTATATCACATCGCCCTCCGGGAGAGCTCACACGAAGCGTGACGCGGTCATCCGATCTAATCTTAGTTAAAGTATCTAATAATTCGCTATAATGCTCGTATTCTTCTAATCCGTCCCAAATAGATAAAAAATATTCTGTCGATATTCTTTGTTTCGTAATTATTTCGTACTTATTCGTTATTTTAGGCGATTTATCTGTCATTCTACTCTCCAAAACCAACCGCAACCTGCTTCAGGATTGAATTCTAAAGTGTCTCCGTAGATTAATCTATAGATTTCTGGATAAGTTACTTTCATTTTATTTGTTTTGTATAATTTTGACTTATCTGTAGCCCATTTTTTATTATTAAACCCTTGAATGTAGTCGCCTTCATTTAGATATTCACCTTTTTCGTCTTTAATTAAGAACTTTTTCTCCAGTTTTTCAGGGAGTTCTTCTTCCTCGGTTCCCCAGAAATTTTCGTACCATGTTATTAACATATTGAATCTCTCCAATAACTTTGTGTCCAATATCCATCCGCTTTTTGCCAGTAATCCGAGATGGACGCCTCTACTGCAACTCTTACGGAATTTAATACCGTCTGCATTTCCTCTATCATAATATTTGACGCCTTTTCTGCTAAGTCTTCTCTTCCTTCCCTTATCTCAAATACGATTTCATCGTGAATAAAAGCTTGGGGAATAATATCCGTCTCATTGTAGAAGGTTCTTATTATCTTGTTAACTGCTTTTTGGGCTCCTACAGCTGAAGGGGTTTGCATTAAATAACCATTACATAGTGCCGTATATGTACACCAATCTCTCTTGAATCCGTATATGTTATACATATACATCGGTTCTTTTTCCCATTCTCCAAATTCGTTTTTCTTGAACTTTTCTTTTCCGGTTAAGAACTTATTATGTGTTTCCTTTAAGAATTCTTCTAGTTCTGGATATAGATCAAATATATATTTTTTCAGAATTACTAATTCGTCTTGGACTAAAGCATATTCACTCTTATTTAACCTCTTAATCCTTAAATCAGGTAGACAAAGATTAGTTAAATAATAATAGAGGTCTCGTTTTCTTTTTGTTTTTTCCAGTATCTGAAACCTAGTCTTAATTCCATCTCGCCACATGAGGTGTCGCATAGTATCGTACCCTATTCCCCCTGGAAATCCTAAGTTGATAGGCTTAGCTTTTTGTCTTATGTCTTTGAACTCTTTCTTGTGCTTCATGAACTCTTCATATGAGATTCCTTTTATCTTAGCGGCCAACTTAGAATGCATATCCGTGGGCTTGTCTCCTTCGTTCAACGCCTCTCTCATATAAGAATACCCTAAAGTCATATATAATTGATGAGCTGTTGAACAAAGTTCTAATCCGCTATAGTCTATTGAGCATATCTTATAGCCTTCCCTTGGCACGAAACAATTCCTCACATCGTAAGTGACCCCTTCTACCGCTCTCGGCATCTGTTGGATATTTACTGAAGCAAACAAACTAGACGAACTAGAAGATGTCCTCCCAGTGTTCTTAGTGGTTGAATATTGAGAGAATATCTTCGGCTTATCTTTTAGCCTAGAAATATATGCTGTGAGAATCTTTTCATATTTAGATAGTTCCGAGAATGCTTTAATTATAGGGTCTTCTTTTTGAGTAAGGTATGAAGCTAACGCTTCGCCTGAAGTTGCTATTCCACCTTTATCGGTATATTGAAGATCTACTCCTAAGTTTTCTATATAGTTTTTTAACTTTTTAACTTGTTTTTTTGGTTGTTTTTGTTTCACTATATAGTCACAGAATCCCTCGTTAACTAGAAAGTCATATCTTGGGGTAAGATATTCCCAAACTTCATATTCTAATAGGTCTACTCGTTCTTTATTGATTGAGAACCCTTGAGCACCCATTAAATTAAGATATACTGCTGATTTTAATGCTAGTTGTTGGTCTATTGGGTGCTGAACTTGTTGAACTTCATACGCATAAATAGAATCGTCTATGGCATACCTAACAGCTTTTATAGGCCATTTAGATATTGGAATACCGTCTAACTCTGAATATCTAAGCCTCCATGCGTCTGGGTCGGTTTTTGTTTCACTTATATCTTTTCCAAAATAATGTTTAACTAAGCCGGCTAAAGTTAAATCGTATATAGATTTTTCTCTTTGAATATTCCAGAGAGCCTCGTTTATTTTAGTGCAATAGATTAACCCATTATCTAACGCATCAAACACTTTTTCGCTTAATTCCGGATAATGAGTTATAGTTACTCCACATTCAAAGACTGCATGATGAGCTACGAATAGTTCTTTATTTAAAACTCTATCTAAGCATATTTCGGCCTCTTTGGCATCCATTAAGAACTCTTCTTTACCGTCGTAAATAGATAAACAGACAGGTTTAGGGAATATATTATTATCTGAAATTAAATAGGTTTCATAATCTCCTGCTTTCAAATAGTTTCCCCGATTAAGTTATTACAGTCTAGTTTTTCTTGTATTTTCCTACCATTTAGAAATTGTTCTATTTCATTCATTATTGTTTCTCCTAAGTATAAAATGCCGGCGTTTAATCCGGCTTCCGATCTCTTATACTCCCGACCGCTGGAGATTAAGACTTCTCTCCTCAATGTCCAGTTAAGATTAGGGCTGCGTTATATTTTATTTCCCACGTATTCTCGTAATTGAGCAAGCCGAGCCTCTCTGCTCATTCCTTCTCCTGCACCTTCCGGATTATCTATAGAATGGATTATAATTCCTGTAAGGTTCAAAGAGCCTCCCTTTTCACCTTTGTATGGTTCGTATATCATTTGAGCTATACCAGTTGATTCTTTAAAGAATAACGGATTCTCTTCTAACTCATTTCCTTCTGCATCAAAACAGATTGGCTTGAATATTGAAGACGCTCCCACTAATGCTTTACCCTTACTTAATAACTCTTCTACTTCTCTAGATTCTCCTTGATATGTATGTTCAGTTACTACGAGTTTTTTATTAACTTCTTTCACTTGTTCCAAGAAATCTTTATCTTTTTTGACATCGAAAGCCAGTCTAACAGAATACTTTTCTTTCCCTGTTTGTGTTTTAGTAGGAGTAGAAGCAGCCATCCAATAGATCATTGCTTTAGGTGATGTTACAAGATTTTGATTAGTTGTAGTCAATTTGTATTTCCTCCGATTAGTTTTAATCTTGATACTCAAGATACAGCTTAATAGTATGTGATATAAATTTATAAGTCAAGATCTTTACACATACTTTACACTCAAGTATAAACTTTACAATATCTTTACACTTAATAACTTGACAAACCTCGAAAGGTACGATATACTATTTAGTAGGGATCCCCTCATATAAACCGTTTAAGCACCGGTCTAATTTTTTCATGAGCGTACCTCTTGATATTCGGAGCAGCCTCGCTGCTTCGCTTTTATTTCCTTTTGAATACTCGAATGCTTTAAGGTATACTTCTTTTTCTGCTTCGTCTAATGCTTCTTTAAATTGTTTCTTGTTTAATAGTTGATAAAATTTGTTCATTAGAACCTCTTAAATACGATTGCGCCGTCTTTATCTATTTGTCCTCTAAAGATTAGTCCTAAGTCTGTTCCGCCTTGAGTAATAGTTAACCTACCTTCTTTATCAATTAAAACGGCATTCTTACCGTTACCTGATAATATTAGGTTTCCATTACCTAATACTTGAAAATTCCAATTTATCGTGTTATCTTCATTGTTTATAACATGTTTCATTCTGTCCTCCTTCGAACCTCTTAAATTTGACGTAAATATGTCATAGCCCATTCCTCCTGGATACCCTAACTTTTCTTTCTCGTTAGTGTTTTCATTCTGTCCCCTTCCAGCAAATAAAGTATGTCCCTTTACTGTTTCTCTGTAACACCTCTTCAAATTCCATAGAGAGGTTATACGCGTCTAAAAAGTTATGTCCGTACCGATCTATAAACTCCTTAAAAGCTTCCTGCCACGTCGAATAGTACTTCATAAAACCCTCCTAAACTCAGAAAACCTCTACGGAACATATATATTTTCATTATTCTTTTGGATCCTCCCCTAATAGCCTTTCTTTCTCTTCTATAGTTACCTGCGCCCAATCCGGCCCGAATACGTCAGTGACATAATGTCGAGCTTCTGATAGTTCCCTAAATCGTGCAACTATCTCTTCAGTGTCTGTATATCTAACTAACCACATGATTTTTCTCCATAAGTTTAATCCAATAACCGTAATGTTCTATTTCTTTATCTGAATATCCTTGTTGTTTTCCTATTGCTTTATACATTCCAGCCCATTCTTTGATAGTCATTTGTTTACAGCCTATTTTAATTAATCCGTCACAACAGTAAGCAAAATGCTTATTAAATTGAAATGTGAATATTTCTTTGTCTCTAATTCCATATAAATCGGCTCCAGATAAATTGGCTCCAGATAAATTGGCTTCATATAAATTGGCTCCAGATAAATCGGCTCTAGATAAATTGGCTCTAGATAAATTGGCTCTAGATAAATCAGCTCCAGATAAATCGGCTCCAGATAAATTGGCTTCAATTAAATTGGCTCTAGATAAATCGGCTTCAGATAAATTGGCTCTAGATAAATTGGCTTCATATAAATTGGCTCCAGATAAATTGGCTTCATATAAATTGGCTCCAGATAAATCGGCTCTAGATAAATTGGCTTCAATTAAATTGGCTTCATATAACTCGGCTTCAATTAAATTGGCTATATATAAATTGGCTTCAATTAAATTGGCTCCAGATAAATCGGCTCTAGATAAATTGGCTTCAATTAAATTGGCTTCATATAACTCGGCTTCAGATAAATTGGCTTCAATTAAATTGGCTCTAGATAAATTGGCTCTAGATAAATTGGCTTCAATTAAATTGGCTCTAGATAAATTGGCTCCAGATAAATCGGCTTCAATTAAATTGGCTCCAGATAAATCGGCTCTAGATAAATTGGCTCTAGTGCCTTCTTTGTTATACGACTTAATCCATTTTAAATGTTCTTTTAAAGTTTTCTCTATATTCATATTAACCATCCCATAAGTTCTATATCTTCTTGATTAATTGTTGACACGTTTTCTATCCCTTCTAAATACTTATTAATGTGCTTAGACGTAGTGGTAGAATAGAATTTAGTAGTTTTAAAGTAGCCTATTCCCGGTGAGAATCCAGCTACTGGGCAATTATACGAGTATAGTATCTCATGCCCGTGATTAGTCTCTAAAAGGTTTTGATTTTGACCTAGTTTATTTAGTCTCATGATTATTCCTCAAGGTAAATAACTAACGAATAGTGATATACACACTTCTAACAGGATCGCTTCAAATATGTTCATTTCGTATTACCTCCTCTATTTCATATTCGCCTCTGAAGTCACTTATTATTTTATCTAATAAGGTTTCTAACGCAGGATAATCGCCTTCGAGACCGCTTTTATAAGTTTTGTCATAATCTATTCCACAATCTAATAGTTGAGAATTTACTCTAGCATCAAGTTCACAACTAGCGTCCTCGAAGTCATTAAATTCGCCCCAATTCATTGTGTTTCCGGCCCAGTCTTTAATTATAAACATGTTTTATCTCTCCTTAGTTAAACCAACCTTTAACATACTCTTTAATAGCGGACTTAGTATAAACTGCTCCGTCTGGAGTTTTATCTTTATACAAGTCTCTTATTAAGAGATTAGATATCCTAATCTGTGAATAACCCTTATCCGCCCATTGACGCATCATAGATTCTATTGGCTGGTCATTAGATAGCCACAATACTGCATTCCATTCATTCCAGGATCTGTATCCGTTATAATTAGTCATTTTGATCTCTCCTTTCTTTAAGTTCTCTTCTACGAGCGTTCTCTTGAACTTGTATTTCGTCTCTATACTTATCTAGTAAGTATTTGACTGCCTCGTTATCTAATATGTTACGTCTATCTTCGTGTTGGTTCAATTAAGATGTTCCTTATAGTATAACTCAACTGTATAATAAATGAACACTTTAAAGTGTAAAATATTAGTTAAGAGCATGACTTATACAGTCCACATCAACCATATCTATTTTGTCATAAGCTTGTAGTCCGAATGACTGCTTACACTCTTCTTCTAACTCCTCGATAGAGCTGAACCCACAATGTTCTGCATATTGTTTTAAGGCTTCTTGCCTATTTGGTGCTATGACCAATTCGATTGGGAATTTAATGCTATCTATTATGTATACGTTCATGTTTAACCCCTTAGAGATATCACATCTCTATTATAAAGTAATATCTTACTTCCGTCTGTGAATGTATATTCATTTCTATTCACTGATTCAATGTTTTTTAGATCGTCCAAGTAAATAAGAAAGTCATTCAGACTCATATAGTATAATGACTCAAATACTCGGTACGCTTTATCTGCCATAGTCTTCATGTTATGCTACCTTAACGTGAACATTGCTTATCCAGATATACTTTAAAGTTGGTTCTAGTGCTTCTTTGTCTTTCTCATTAGTTAACTCTGGTATCGGTCTTAGCTCTTCTACATCTTGTACTTCATCAGGTGATATATACATTATTGCTGCTCCTATTTGCCTTTCTTAATATAAGTATATGTCCAATAATTGGACAGGTCTACTGTCTTTACACTTTTGTTACACGATACACCAGTTTAAATATAACTGCATAGTTATAACTATAGTTTAACTATCCGTATCATACTACTATTACTTCGTTCCTCAGTAACAGATGATGTCTTTGAAGCCTCAGTTGTAGGTGTTTCCGTGCAGTTCACGGCGTCGTAACTCCTACCCTTTAGGGTAGTATTAGTACTCTATAGAACACGGCATAGTGAAGCTCTATGGAGCTCACAGATTGGTTAGTTCTGGAGACTTGAAGTTCTGTCCAGTAACGATTCAGAGACTTAGAGGCACCGGGTAGGGACAAAGAATAGCTTTAAGGGTTGAAGATAACTAGAGGACCCACTCCTTGCTTACGAAGACTTTTTCCAAAAGCTCTTCTAGTATTTTTTTCGAAGAAAAATTACACGGGACCGAAAAGGCAGTAAACCTTAAGAGAGTATTAAGTAGACATTTATCCTAAGTCTAGATAGTATTCAGGTATACTTAAATTTATTAAAATTTCATGTAATCTTTACGAAATTTTTACACTTAAGTACTTGACAGATTAACAAAAGTGCAGTACTATTAAGTGGGGATCATAGATACAGAGGTTAGCTCGACGGAAGACTGCCCACGTAAATTAATTGTAAAGAAACTGTAAAGATTTAACATTTTTACTTGACAAATACGAGATAGTATGCTATCATAGACTTAGACTACAGAACTAATTACACTGTTTAGTCTTCAAGGTAGGAACTCAGTTTAAAAACTGTTATTAATCAAGTAGTAAGAACCTTTAAACTAGATTCTTACCTTGAGTAATACTAATTCGTGGGAGAAATCATTTTGGGAGCACTTCTAGCTCTAGTACCCTCTTTATTATCTTTGTTGGGAAATTTTATCCCGTCTCTTAAAGACTACGCAACATACAAACAACAAGAACTTCAATTCCAACAACAATATCAACTAGCACTACTTCAAGCTCAAACAGCCCAAGCAACCGCACAAGTTCAGGCAGACGAAGCAGGAATGACAGCTACGATTCAGGCGACTACACAAAGTTTTAAACAAAATACTTTTTGGTTATTCTTTGGTTGCCCAGTAATATTTTCTATTTTGATGCCTTCGAGTGCGGCTACCATGTGGCATAATTTTAGTTTAATACCGGATGACTTTAGATCACTCTTTAAAGTAATATACTGTTCAGTATGGGGACTCCCTTATATTAAAGGAGGATTCTCTCAATTTGCGGACATGTTAAATACTCGATGGGATAAAAAAATTGAACACGCAGCCGTAAATAAGAAAGCTATATTTGACGCCCTATCTGCCGCCGGAATATTTAAAGGTTCTCAAACGGAAGTAGATGCCATAGATAAGGCTATAGATGCAGGAACACAAAATGCTACTAATTGAGAATAGTGCCCAATTAGAGGTAAATGAACACAACCTTCCGTTACTAGCTGACTTACTATTAAAGTGGGGATATAACCCGTTAGAAGAAGTCATAGAGGTAACAAATTTAAGCGATATATCTAGCGAACTCAGTGCCTGGGGAATTCCCTGGAAACGAATTAAGTGGGACTATTAATGGATCAAATTATTCTAATAATGGTAGGCTCAGGTGCATCCCTCCTTACAGGCCTATTAGCTTTCCTACTTAAAAACGCATTCTTACAAATAAGAAACTTAAAAGAAAACATGTACACCAAAGAAGAAGTTCGACAACTCATTGAAGATAAAATGGGACCAATCAACTCAGACCTAGAATACATCAAATCAAAAATAGATAAGCTATTTGACCTCTTCTTGAATAATAAGTGAGAACTCCATGGGAGTAGATAAATACGATCCTAAATTCTGTGTGGACATATATAAGAAGATGGCAGCGGGAATGTCTGATACTCAGGTAATGGCTCAATGGGGAATATCTCGTTCTACGTTTTATCGATGGGAAAAAGAACACCCCGAGTTAAAAGAGGCCAAGGAAAAAGGCAGAGTAGCTTTCGACGCCATCCATGAAGATCTAGGTATTCAAGGAATGTTAAAACAGTCTGATGTAGATTATCAGTTCTGGAGAGACTTAGGAAAGTTCCGACATGGTTGGACAGATAAACCTACATCCTCTTCCACAATGAACACCCAAATCAATATAGAACAAATGAATGTTCTTAACGAACAAACAAATGAAGAATTATTAAGTTATATAAAAAGTAAACTTCAAGAAATCCCCGAGTTAACTCACATTATTGATCACGAAAATATACCTTAGAGTAAATAATATTGAATATTAATAAATTAGATAGACCTCAATTATTAAATATAGCTAAAGCTATCCAGTCGTTTGCAGATCACAAAAAATATAACCTTATAGACTCAGTATTTCCTGCAGAAGGACCTTTCTCTAGGACCCGATACAGTAAGCACATGCAGTTCTTTAAAGCAGGTGCGACACATAGATTTAGAGTTTTAGGAGGAGGAAACGGCTCAGGTAAATCTTTTACGGTATCTACAGAATTAGATTTTCACATGACAGGAGAATATCCTGACTGGTGGGAAGGTTACCGATTTAAGAAGTCAATTAAAGTCTGGGTAATATGCGAGTCAGGAAGCCTTTGGCGCGACTCAATGCAACAAGCCTTATTAGGTTCTGTCGGAGAAGAATTAGGTACAGGACTTATCCGAAAAGATTTAATACACGATACCAAATCAATGCCTGGGGTTCCCGGTGCAATAGGTCAGATAATGACTAAACATAAATCTGGCGGAGTCAGTTCTGTAACAGTTAAAACCTTCGAAATGGGAAGAAACCAATTTCAGGCAGCTAACCTAGATTTATTAATATTTGATGAGGAACCACCTGAAGACATATATTCAGAGTGTGTTATGAGAACAAGAGGAGTAGAAGGCGTTAGAGCACCCGGAAGGGTCATGATGGCTTTCACTCCATTAAAAGGTCTCAGCGAAGTAGTATTACGCTATTTACCTAATGGACGATTTCCTCCCGAAGGGACTCACCCCGAACATCCAGAAAGATATGCTATCCCCATATCATGGGATGACGCTCCCCATCTTTCTGAAGAAGATAAAGCTACCATGATGGCTGAGATGCCTCCTAATGAACGAGATGCTCGTACTAAGGGTATTCCAGCATTAGGTTCCGGTAGAGTTTACCCCATATCCGAAGACCATATAACAGTTCCTTGGAGAGAGATACCTGACTATTTTCCTCAAGCTTACTGCCTAGATTTTGGATGGAACAATACAGCAGCCTTGTGGTTAGCTCAAGACCCAACCACTCAAGTAATCTACGTTTACTCAGAATACAAGAGAGGGAAAGTCCCAGACTCTCAACACGCTTATTCCATTATGGAACGAGGTAAATGGATGTCGGGAGCAGCCGATCCGTCCGGTGGTGGACGAAGAGATGATGGAAGAATGAGAATAGACTATTACCGCAGTCTAGGATTAGACTTACATCCAGGCTACAACAGTATTATCACCGGAGTTAGCCAGATATACAATATGTTAGAGTCTGGAATGCTTAAAATTATGGACCATCTTCATATGCTTTTAGATGAATTCAGAGTATATAGATATGATTCAAAAGATCCAAACAAAATAGCTAGAAATCAGGATGACCATTTGTTAGACGCTCTTAGATATGGGATCTCCATATTCGAGATGATAGCAGTCTCTCACTATGACATGGAATATAGTGACCTAGAAGATGAATACAGAGAAGCTAGAGACATAGACCCTCTAACGGGATATTAAATGAGCATAGAAACCCTTATAAAATATGTACAATCAGATAATATAGCAGAAAGGCTATCAGATGACCAATTGAAGGAGATTGTTGACGACGCAAGTCATGGATTTGAAATAGACGAAGAATCTTGCGATGAATGGATTAAAATGAATAAAGAAGCTTTAAAGATGATTAAAGCTGAAACCAGACAAACCGAACACACTAAATCTTACGCTCATTCCAAAGTTATTTACCCTCTATTAGCATCCGCTACTATTCAGTTAGCCTCTAGGCTTATACCCCAACTAGTGAGGAACAATAAAGTTGCTGAGTGTGCAGTATTAGGTCCAGACCCAGATGGAGCTAAGGCAGCTAAGGCCGAAGCAGTTAGTAATTTTTTCTCGTATGACCTTTTAGTCGATTCAGACTCTTGGTTAAAAGAGTCTCATAAGTTAATTCAAATGTATTGCGCTTGGGGAATGGGATATAGAAAGCCGTACTACGACGAGAACCAGGATAAAGTTCTAAGTGAAGTAATTAGTCCAGAAGATGTTATTATTAACTCCAATACTACTTGTATAGAAAAGAGCCGGCGAATTACCGTTCGAAACTATATGACTAAAAGAGAAATAACTGAATTCATTAGAGCAGATAAGTTTGTAGATGTCGACATAGATTCTCTTAAAGCAGGATACAACAGAGAAGAGGACTGTCAGGATCTCCAAGATAATAACCCAGTATATGAAATACTCGAACAATTTTGCTACCTAGACTTAGACGAGGATGGGTATGATGAACCCTATATAGTCTTTTTCCATAAAGATTCTAGTAAGGTATTAGGTATATATAGTGCCTACGAAGTAGAAGATATATATGTAAACTCTAAAGGTAAAGTTAAGAAAATTGTATCTAGACCTTTTATTATAGACTATCACTGTATAGATGACCCAGAAGGGAAGTACCATAGTTTAGGATTAAATCACCTTTTGTTTCACCAGAATAAAAGCATTACCAGTATTCTAAGACAGTTAATTGACTCAGGAACCCTAGCTAATCAACAAGGCGGTTTCGTTACTAAAGCATTTAAAACCAAGAAAAGAGAGATTAAACAAGAATTAGGCCAGTTTACCCAACTAGAAATACCTCCTAATGTAGATATCCGGTCCCAGATCATATCCTTACCCTTTAAAGAGCCTTCTCAGGTACTATTCTCATTATTAGGTTTACTGATAGATGCAGGGAAGGAAACAGGATTCGTAACTGAAGCATTAATGGGAGAGTCCCAAGGACAGAACGTCCCAGCAACTACAATGTTAGCTATAGTGGAACAAGGAACCAGAGCATTTAAGCCTATGGTTCAGAAACTATATCACTCTTTGAAGAAAGAGTTCAAATTAATGTTCCACCTATACGGAAAATATTCCACTTTCGAGCGATTTATACGTTACCAAGATGTAAATATCCAGATAAGTAGGGAAATCTTCGACGAAAGCCAATTAGACATCGTTCCAGTAGCTGATCCGACTCAAAGTAGTGAAGCTCATCGATATATTAAGATTCAAGCCCTAGAAAACATGTTAAATACACCTTTAGTGAATGTTATGAATCTTCAAGCATTGGCAGCCAGAATATTTAAAGAGCTACAAATAGAAAACCCACAAGAACTAATAGCCCAACCTCAACCACAACAGCCAGATCCTAAAATGATGGAAGCACAAATGAAACATCAAAGGGAAATGATGAAGATCCAACTGGACGCACAACAGGGCCAGCGGGACCAACTGCAAGTACAAAACGATGCAATGAAAACGCAGTTGAAAGCCCAAGAAGTACACACTAAACAACAAGAATCTAAAGATAAACAGGCCATGATGATGGCTAAAGCCCATAAAGATCAGCAAGAAGCAAACGTTAAAGACAGACTAGCTACAGTAGCAGAAGATAGAGTAAAGGTGGAACATGAACGATTGGCACTTATGGCTCAACAGCAACGAAACGAGAACAGCAATAAAGATTCTGGAGGAAGCAACTGAGGAATTAAGAGATTTAATTACTGATGGTTCGCACATCCAAGAAAAGAGTATAGAGAAGATATCATTAGACTATACATATTCACTCGGTCAATTAGACGGGATGAGAACGTTAATACAAATGATGAAAGAAATGGAGAAAGACATAAATGACGAATGAAGACATCCTTAAAGGTGAACCGATTAATGGTCACATTTTAATTAAAGTCGACTTAGGTCAAGTAAAAGAAAATTTAGGACTATCTAGAGATAGTGCCCTATTTATACCTCAAGAGAAAGCATTTGCTAGTGCATCAAGTAAAGGAATGGTTATGAAAATGGCTCCAGATGCATTTGGACGCAAATATAAAGAAAAATTTGGAGAAGAAATCCAACCACCTAAATTAGGAGACTTAGTCCATTTTACACCTTATCAAAGTAATATGATGGATGCAGATGGCGAGTATTATCTAATTACAGACGATAGCGTGAAATATATAGAGAGAGCATAAAGTGAGCGAAGAAAGAGAAGATCATCTGGTAACAGCAGAAGAAGCAGTAGAGGAAGTAGTAGAACAAGAAGAAGTTTCCGTCGAGGAAGAAGAACAAGTCGAACAAGAAGACAACGAAGTTGTCAACCGGGCTAAGAAATACGGACACCTAGATAAGGATGAATGGGTAGCCCAGGGACGTAATCCAGATGATTGGAAGTCACCCGAAGAATTCGACAAAACTGGGAAGATTTTAGAACAACTCTATTCCATGAGAAAGAAAGTGGATCAAAGGGATAGAGAGATTCAAGCTTTAGTTGATTATCAACAAAGAACCTCAGAACGGGAAAATGCTAGAGCTAAGCAAGCCCTAGAGCAATACCTACAGAACTCTAAGAACGATATGGATGTAGAAGGAGTTGCCCATTACACTAAAGAGTTAGTTAAACTCCAGGATATGGAACAACAATCTCAATACCAGAAATCAGTTAATTTACAGCAAGAAGCTCAACAAAGATTCATAGAAAGAAATCAGCATTGGTTTAACGACCGAAACCCTGATTTAAAGCAAAGAGCAATAGAAATAGACAACGAACTAAAGAGTATATACCCAAATGCTACTTATGATGAGTTAGCACAAAAAATTGAAACTAGGATGCAATACGAACACCCAGAAAGAATTTTAGGTCAGTCTAAAGTTAGACCAGCAGTTTCTCCAAGTCAGTCTTCTGTTAATAAAACAGCAGTCAATAAATCCTCAACAAGTAGAACCTTCCAAGGACTATCCCAGGACTTGAAAGATACTTATAACGCTACTAGACGGATTATAGAGTCCAGAGGAGATAAAAAGTACACTGAAGAAGATTTTATTAACCAATTAAAGAAAGATGGAGAATTAAAGTAATGGCTACAAATAAATTAAGAGAACAATTCAGACCAACGTTATTCACACAGAATATACATCAAGTAGAGAATTTTGACCCTGCTTATAACTATAAAAATGTGATATTTACATACCGAAGTGATCCAGGTCGAGTAGACCGATATTTAGATATGGGATGGGAAATAGTGGAAACTACAGAAAATCTTAAGGATGACCGATCTTTTACCCCTAACTCTAAAGAAGACAAGAAACTCAGACCTCAACCTTGTGTTACCAAAACAATGGATAAGCATGAACAAGTACTCATGAGAATTCTTAAATCTAAATGGGAACAAAACCAGATAGATAAAAAGAAAGCTAACGAAGCTCTAAGATTACGAGAAGCTAAACATAGAGGTGACCGGATTGAAAAACGAGGTAACGAAATAATTACACATGGTTCTGAACTATCAGAATAAAAGGAGATTAAAACATGGTGGCAAACGTAAATGCACCATTTGGATTACAACTTGTTGAAGATACTAGTGGGACTCCCTTGGAGCTCTGCTTTATTCCTTCCACAGATGCTACAGCAGTATTCGTAGGAGATGCAGTTAAAACTGCAGGCTCTTCTGGAAACATTGTAGGTTGTCCGAAGAAAAAAACAGTGGCACAATGTGCTGCAACCGACCCAATCTATGGGGTTGTCCAAGGGTTTTTACCTCATTGGGTACAAACGGGAATGGACTTGAGTAAAAGGCATCGCCCAGCTAGTACCGATATGTACGTACTAATCAAGCCGGCTAACCACCAAGACCTCTATAGAATGCAATGCGATGACGTAGGCGTTACTATAGCAGATGCAGATATAGGTCTAAATGCTGACATAGTTGTAGGGTCTGGAAATGCCACTACAGGCATGTCTGCTATGCAGGTAGATTCCAGTACCAAAGCTACCACCGCAGGGCTTCAAGTCAAAATCATAGGATTTGATGACCGACCAAGTAATCATTCAGGCGTAGCCAATCAGGTCGTTTTAGTTAGAATTAACCAAAGCGAATTAGGCAACGATGCCGGAACAGCAGGAGTTTAATAGATGGCGAATTCAGGAAGAGCTACTACAGGGTCGATACCACGCTCGCTACAATATGGTGTCGACGATTTTATTCAACATTACAACCAAGTTTACGGTAACGTAGGCGAAACCCTTTTCTCCAAGAAAGACCCGAACAGCAAAGGTTTCTATGAATCAGTAATATTAGCTGGAATGGGAGAAGCTGCACGAAAAGGTGAAGGTTCAGCTATATCTTATGATACTATTGACCAAGAGTCAAATACTCGATGGGCAATCCATACATACGTTAAAGCTGCTCGTTTAACCATGGAAGCCATTGAAGACAATGTCTACCAAGACTTGTTACCTATGTATGCTAAAGAGATCGCTAAGTCTCTTGTTTACACCAAAGACGAGAAACGAGCAGAAATCCTGAACAACGCATTCACAGCAGGTGAAACCGGTCCAGACGGTAAAGTTCTATGTGCTACAGACCATCCTCTTCAAGCAGGTGGAACCAGTGCCAATCGACTTGCGACAGATGCTGACTTGTCAGAAGACTCTCTAGAGCAAATGGTCATCCTTGTTGATAAATTCTTGAATCCAGACGGATTGAAGTCTATGTATAACGCTAAGTATCTCGTAGTCCCGACAGACTTGAAATACGACGCTTGTCGAATCATGAAAAACAAGGATCGACCAGGAACAGCAGATAGGGATATTAATGCTCTATATCAAAGAGGTGACGTAGCAGATTATATGGTATGGAAACGACTCTCAGATACTGATGCTTGGTTCGTGACAACCGACTGTGACGACTCCTTAGTGGAAGTTTCCAGGAAAGGTCTTCAACGACAAGAATATAACGACCCATATACCTTCGACTTAATTGTCAGTATATACGAACGTTATAGAATGCTATTCAATGACTGGAGAGGTATTGCCGGAAGTCCCGGAGCATAGTCAAACTGTTAAATTTGAACCGTCTATGGCGGTTCACCCCAAAGGGGTTAATCGGAGAAATAAATGTCAAAATCAAATTTTCCAGGAGGCTTTGCTGACGGATTAATAGTGAGAGGAATGCCTCTTCACTCAGCTCATCCGGGCGAAGTTTTCTATTTAAACAATTCAGAAGTTTTAGCTAAAGGAGGTATAGGAGCCTCAGATAACAATAAAGGTACGTACAGACAACCTTTCTCAACTTTAGCCGGAGCTTTATCGGCTTGTACTGCAAGTCGAGGCGATATAATTATGGTCATGCCAGGCCACGCTGAAACTATATCTAGTTCCACTGCTTTAACACTTAATAAAGCAGGTGTAGCTATAGTAGGATTAGGTAAGGGCACCCTTAGACCAACATTCACCTTAGACACAGCTACGTCTGCTACTATTAATGTATCCGCAGATAATATGTCTATAGTAAACTGCGTATTTAAAGCAAATTTTGCAGCTATAGTATCTGCATTTACTTTAACCACTGCTAAATACTTATTGTTACAAGACTGTATCTTCCAAGATAACTCTTCTATTTTAAACTTTAAGTTTATAGTTAGCCTATCTTCAACCTCAAATGCAGCAGACGGACTTAGAATAGAAGACTGTAAAAGAAGGGGAGCTGGAGCAACTAGCGGTTCTGCATTAGTTAACATGGCAGGCACCAACGACAACGTAGTTCTAAAAAATAACTATGTTGCACACAACGCTACCTCAGATGCAGGTTTAATGCCAATCGCAGCAGGAAAAATAGTAACTAACTTAGAAGTATTAGGTAACAATATAAACCTAGTAGGAGCTTCAACAACGACTACAGGAATTATTATTACTACCGATGGTACTACCAATAGTGGTATCATTAGAGATAACTTTATTCAAAGTTTAGATGCTACTTCCGAATTACTCGTAACAGCTTCATCTGGTTTCGTATTCAGTCAGAACTACTATTCTGGAACTGCCGATAAATCTGGTTATTTATTACCAGCAGCTGACGCTTAAAAGTAGGTAAAATAACATGGCCGGAAACATAGTTACCAATTCTACTATGCTAGTAGGAAGAAAGAAAGTTGTTCAATATGTTACCATATTAAGCGACGGAACCGAAGAAACTGGAACAGTTATATATGATAGCTCAGCAATAGCTGCACTTTTAGGGGTCTCTGACCCCCTTAATTGCACTATTCGAGATATTAGATACGTAGCTAGTGGAAACTCCACTATAGCCCATCTATTATTTGATGCCACTACAGATGTAGTAGCCCACTCTCTACCTTATTCAGGTGGAGGAGCAGTTTTAAAAGTGGACTACAAAGATGTAGGAGGATTACATAATAGTGCAGGAACAGGTAAAACTGGAGATATCTTATTAACTACTACAGGGTTAAATGCGGGAGACACCCTCACACTCGTTTTAACTGTAGACCCAGAGTTAACCTAAATGGAGGTAAAACTTGGCTAAACTAACTGCTAAACAAAGGAAAAAGTTACCTAAAAAGGACTTTGCAGGACCTAATGAAAGCTATCCTATCCCAGATAAGAAACATGCTAAAGCCGCTCTAATGCTAATTAATAAAGGGAAGCTAACACCTTCTGAGAAGAAAAAAGTTAGAGCAAAAGCTAAAAAAATGTTAAAAGGGTAATA